TGGCTAATAGATCTAGAGGATGCTCAAAATGAGCTTCCAGAAAGCTTTATTAAATTTAGACCAAACAATAGTTGGAACTCAACTAATGGCCAGTTATTTTTTGAAAATCTTAATCTCGCTAATGAGCAGCTAAAGGCTTTTTACATTATTTGTAAAGAGATATCAGCACCCACTACAGAACAAACTCTAATTGCAATTGAGAATAGAGCAACAAAAAGCATATTTGAAATAACTTTAGATAATGATAGCATTAATTACAAGCTATATGAAAATGGAAGCTACTCAACATTGCTATCAAAATCTAGACAATATTTAAATGGAGTTGGAGAAAAAACGGTTATTGGAATAGATTTACAAAAATTCTCTAATTATTATGGTGAAAAAATTGCAGACTTTTTTGGAAAGTTAGCCATAATGTCTGTCTATGTTGGTTCAACAAAAAATTTATCAAATACATTCTTGGGGAATATATATGAGATTGGCTTTTGTTCGTCAAAAAATCTATCTAAGATTTCTTCTATTTTTGCTGCTGATGGACTAAGCTTTGTTGATACATTTATTGATGGCTCTGCTGTATATACAAATACCGCAGATGCTGGAGAAGATGTTCAGGAATCTGCTATTTTTCAATTTTTATATGACGGAGGAACTCTTGGACAATACTCCTATGCTGTTTTAGAAAATCATATACCCAGTTATGGAATCATTGCAGGGTATGACCTATCTGGATTTGGCATATTAGCCGAAGCAGACTCCTCATGGCAGGACCAAATTCCATTATCATTTTTTGCCAAAGAATCCATTGATTCACGAGGTGACACAAGGCTTGATCTAGATTTTATACAATTTAATATAAACTATCCAGCTCCCTCTATTTTTATTCAAGAGACAGAAGAAGACTCATGGACATATGCAGAGCTACAGTCAGAATACTCAAACCCAATACAAAGAACATACGAATCACTAGATAATCAACTATTTACTGGATTTGAGAATTATGAAGATTTGCAAAATAAATCAGCAAATACGTATAAGTATGATACTTCAAATTCTATAGTAAAGACATATGTTACATTTCAGCTACTTGAAAGCGGAGCCAACAGTCCATTATCAACTTTTACAAATATAGAGTTAGCACCAAAGAACAATATCATTGTTCCTGGATCAAATTGGCTAAATACAAAATATGAAATTGTTGATAATATGATCATCTATCCACCAAAATCAATATCTTTTAATGACCTGGCCATTGTTACACATATTGAGATAGCCTCTCGAAATATTAAAAATACTCCAGTATCTATTAAATCATTAGAGTATGCCTCAATGGCACTTTCCGACACGATACCAACAGCTATTGGAACTAGGTTTGGTAATGATATTTATCCATATAGAAAAGAAGGCTTCTATCTTACATATAAAAAACAAAATCCATTTTCTATTTATAAGGGAAGCACACCCTACTTATACTTGACTAGAAATAGTGGAATAACTATAAGGGGCGGATACGATCCATTAATAAATAGGGGTATTTCCATACCACTGAATAACTCAAAATCAGATAATTTTAAGGTTATAGCAATGCAGATGGCATTAAGATTTGATGAAGACTTTTTCCCATATGGAGCAATGCAGCTCTTTGAAATCCAAAGTAGAAATTCTTATATTAGGGTATATGCTGTTGCAAATCACCCATCTGGAAAACGTGCAAAGGTTTATGCTATTAATTCCAGGGGAGAGCTAGAAAATGGAATAGCATTTTACTTAAATGGAAAGATTGTGAAAGACCCAACTTTGACTGTAAAAGAGTGGGCAATGTTGGGTATAAGATTTGCAAATACCCAAGAATTTTCAAATTTTGCTGGAGCAATTAGGCTAACAGCACCACTAACATATAACAACATTTCTTACTATAAGTCAACGAACCTACAGGAGGTTCAAAATAAAATTGAAAGGCCCTGGCTTAAGGTCAAAAACCTTGGTTCATTAACTCTAGACTGGGGTTTTTGGCCATCATATCTTTGGGATGGAGTGCTGTATGTTTCAAAAACTAGCTTTTATGGAGTTGACCCATCCGATATATATAAGATATACACAGGAACAAATAAGATAATTATTGATGATGAAATAGAGTCTGTGTTTGGAGATTATCAATATTCGGTCAAAGAAAACATAGAGTGGCGTTCTCAGGTATACCAGGCAGTATAATGTGGTATACTTGTGGTTATGAAAAAACAAAAACCTGGTCAAATTGGTAAGTCTAAGATCACAGTTCTAGACAAAAACTATGATTGGGGGATCTATGTTTGGCAGAGAGAAAACGGAAAATGGTTTACGGATGGTCAGGGAAACATTCTAAACATTCCGTCCCATAGGGGTGACGAAATACAGCTGCACAAGCTTCGCCAAGCTGCAGCACATTATGGAGAGCCTAACGGCAAGCCAGTATTTTTTGCTGGCATGGGCCGTGTAACTGATGAAGAATATTCAGAGCAGCTAGACAGAATGCAACAGGGGCTGATCCCAAACCTTAATGACCTTGGTGCTGTAGCAGCTGCTAAAAAGACACTTGAGATGTATGGAGACGAAGGATAATGGCAGAAGAGTTTTATATTAGAGATCTTGGTCTACCAGAGGCAGAGTCAGAAAATAATGCTTTTAAGGAGCAGGACCCATTTAATAAGTCTTGGGATGACCTTAAGAGTCTTTCTGGACTAGATAAGAATTTTAAGCGTAGGTCAGATAGAATGGCCAAGGCCTATGACACGCAGGTTCCAAAAAATATTAATACATTATCTCCAGCCTATCTAGATAGTGCCTTAGCAATTAATTCTGGAGCTAATGGAGCAGCTTCAAAAGAAATTAATCCAGGAAGCGTATATCGCAACGGCTATGGCATGTTCGATGTCATTACTCCACCATGGAATTTATATGAGCTAGCTAACTTCTATGATACATCTTTTGCTAATCACGCAGCCATTGATGCAAAGGTAGAAAATACCGTTGGTCTTGGGTATGATTTCCATGTTTCTGATAGAACTATGATGGCCCTAGAGTCTAATGATAACGATTCTGCCAGGGATAAGGCACGTAGACGCATTGAAAGAATGAAGATTGAGATGCGTGACTGGTTAGAGAATCTTAATGACGAAGAGTCTTTTACTAATCTTATGATGAAGGTGCTAACTGATTACGAATCAACTGGCAACGGATATCTTGAAGTTGGTAGAACAGTACGTGGGGAAATTGGATACATTGGTCATATCCCAGCCACCACAATTCGTGTTCGTAGACTAAAAGATGGTTTTGTTCAGGTTATTGGCCACAAGGTTGTTTACTTTAGAAATTTTGGGGCAAATAATGCAAACCCAATTACTGGAGATCCAAGACCAAATGAGATTATTCACTTTAAGCAATACTCTCCACTAAACACTTATTATGGAATTCCAGATATTATGTCTGCCGTCTCTTCGCTACACGGAGACCAGCTTGCATCACAATACAACATTGATTACTTTAGCAATAAAGCTGTGCCACGCTATGTGGTTACTCTTAAGGGTGCAAAGCTATCCTCTGAGGCAGAAGATAAACTGTTTAGATTCTTACAGACAAATCTAAAAGGCCAAAGCCACAGAACCCTATATATTCCGCTACCAGGAGATACTGAGCAAAATAAGGTTGAATTTAAGATGGAGCCTATTGAGAATGGTGTCCAGGAAGCCTCATTTAACGAATACAGGCTACGAAATCGTGATGACATTCTAATTGCACACCAAGTTCCACTTTCAAAGATCGGAGGCTCCGATGCTTCTAATATTGCAGCCTCTCTTTCTCAGGATAGAACGTTTAAAGAGCAGGTAGCAAGGCCACTACAAAGAACCATTGAGAAGCTAGTAAATAGAATTGTTAAGGAAAAGACTGACATTCTGGAGTTAAAGTTCAATGAGCTAACTTTGACAGATGAGATAGCCCAGTCTCAAATTTTGGAAAGATATGTAAAGACACAGATTATGGTTCCAAATGAAGCCAGGGAGGCCCTTGGTCTACCACAGAGGCCAGATGGCGATAGCCCCTTTGTAATGTCGCCAAGACAGGCTACAGACGCTAGGGCAAATTTAGCTGGTAATAGGCAAAGAGATACAGAAAGAACAAATAATGCGTCAGATAGCCCAGCCACTATATCAGGAAGGAACGCTCAGGGCGAAGGCCCGTCATCAGAATAAAAACTGCTATAATGGTATGTTGTTTATAACAATTTGATAAAAAAGCGATATAATTAGAATACAATGACTATATCTAAAGCACAGTGGGATATGGATGGAGACAACGTTCGTTTGTCCATGCCATTCAGCAAGGTTGACCAGGAGCGTAGAATCGTTTCTGGGTTTGCCACACTTGACAATGTAGACAAGCAGGCAGACATAGTAACTACGGAAGCATCTCTAAAAGCATTCGCTAAATTCCGTGGCAACATTCGTGAAATGCACCAGCCAATTTCTGTTGGCAAGATGGTCAATTTTAAAGAAGACAGATATTTTGATGCAGAAAGCAAGAAATTCTATTCTGGTGTTTTTGTGTCTGCATATATCTCAAAGGGTGCACAAAACACTTGGGAAAAGGTTCTGGATGGAACACTTTCTGGTTTTTCCATTGGCGGTAAAATGAACAAGTACGACGATATGTACGATGAAAAAATGGAAAAGACTATTCGCATAATTAAAGACTATGATTTGATTGAGCTATCTTTAGTAGATAATCCAGCAAATCAGTTTGCCAATATCCTATCTGTTGAAAAGGTAAACGGAGTAGACATGATTAAGGGAGAAAACCTTGATGTTGAGTTTGAGAATGTTTTTTGGGATAAAGAAAACGGTATCGTAAAGGTATCATCAGAAGAAACAGAGGAGAGTCCAATTAATGGAACTCTAATGAAAAACATAGGTTTCGTTGAAAAGAATGACAGCGAAAAATCAGAAATGATAAAGTTCTTAGTTGATAGTGCTAAAGGCATTAATACTTCTAAGATGAAAAAGGAGGAAGATCCTATGAACGAAACAACTGAAAATGTCGTTGAAAAGAACGACGATCTAGTTGAAGAAGCACAGGTCGCTCCAGAGGCAGATGCCGAAACCACAGCTGACGTAGAGAAGGCCTATTCTGAAGAAGACAAGGACAAGGAAGAAAAGTCCATGGACGAAGAGGAAAAAAGGGCTGACGACATGAAGGAAGACGAAGAAGAAACAATGAAGTCTGAAGACATGGAAGAAGCAGCTAAGGAAGAAGTATCAAAGTCAGACGAGGTTATTGCTACTGCAGTAGCTGACATTAAAGACACTCTTACATCAGCCTTTAGCGATCTAGCTGAAACTGTTAAGTCTCTGCACGAGCAAGTTTCAGAGCTAAACAAATCTCTTGGCATCGTCAAGGGAGAGCTATCTTCTGTAAAGGGAGAGCTTTCTCAGGCCAAGTCAGAATTTGACAATTTTGGAAAGCGAGTTGACGCTGTGGAAGCCGACACCGCTTTTCGTAAGTCTGGCGATCTAGGCGAGATCGTACAGGATCAACCAGAAAAGGTTGAAAAAT